GAATATCGAACGCAGCACAGGAAGGCCACGCGAGTTTAAATTTGATCGCGGAGGAGTACCCAGTGAAATGGGCCCCTATGTGGGCATTGTGACCAATAACATCGATGTGACCAGATCGGGAAAATTACAGGTCTATATTGAAGAGTTTGGTGCCATTGATAAACAAGGCAAACCGTTGCTCACTGATAAAACTTTATGGAAAACTGTGAAATATGTGTCGCCTTTTTACGGTATCACTCCGGTAGCACAGGCCAGCGACAACGGACCAGGCCAATACCCAGGCAATCAACAAAGTTATGGAATGTGGTGTACCCCACCTGATGTAGGGGTCAAAGTTCTATGTTTTTTTCCTGCAGGTGATGCCAACGATGGCTACTATGTTGGTTGTATACCCGAGACCGGGCTGACACATATGGTACCAGCTGTTGGTGCCACAACAAATTTTGTCTACAACAACAAAACACAGCAAACATATTTTGGCAATGCCACACTGTTGCCAGTCACTGAATTAAATGACAACAGTGTGGCGAATGCCAACAATCCTAAGTTTTTTAATCAACCCAAACCCATACACAGTTATCAGGCAGCAGCCTTTTTTCAACAGGGTCTTATCAATGATCCAGAGCGTGGGCCAATTACCAGCAGCAGTCAGCGAGAAACTCCCAGTGCAGTTTACGGCTGGAGCACGCCTGGAAGACCCATATATCAAGGAGTAAAGTCTGATCAACTCAAAGAAAAACTGCTGCAAGATCGAGTTTTACCCCAAGATGTGGCCATAAATGGCCGTGTGGGTGGGCATAGTTTTGTCATGGATGATGGCGATCTGGAAGGCAATAACAATCTAGTAAGAATCAGAACCAGTCAAGGCCATCAAATTACCATGAGTGACAGCGGTAACTTTTTTTATATCACTCATGCCAATGGGCAAACTTGGATTGAATTAGGTGCTCAAGGCACAGTGGATGTTTTTTCTACCAACAGCATTAATTTAAGAACCAACGGCGACATAAATTTTCATGCTGATAGAGATGTCAATATCTTTGCTGGCAATAATTTCAATGTCAAGGCCGAAAAGGAAATCAACATCGGCGGGGTAAAAAAAGTAAAAATTGCCAGTGACAAAGATGTCAATTTATATTCTGGTACTGTATTGGGAATAAAATCCCAAGGTACTCTTGCAATGAGCGGTGCCATAGGTAGCTTCAGTTCAACAGGGCCCATGACCATCAAAGGTAAACCGATTTTTTTGAATGGCCCAGCAGCTATACCTGTATCTACTCCCAAACTATATCCTAAAATTTTATTAGATGATACCACTTACAATTATAGTACAGGTTGGCAAGTCAAGCCTGGGGGGTTGACCAGTATAGTCAGCAGAGCACCAACACACGAACCCTATCCCTATCACAATGCCGGTGTTGATGTCTCGGTCAAATTAGAACCAACACCACCGGGACCTCCGCCCACGGCTGTGCCTGTGCCGGAAGGGTGGTCAATTGAGATTAAATCATGAACAAGTTTGAAATTGTTTTTGACGGAGTAACCTATGTGGTACAGGGACCGGACGGATCGACTGCAGATCAAGCCAGAGCAGTTTTTGACCAACAGCTGGCCACTGGTAGTTTGACAGTATTGGAGTCTGGACAAGTTTTAGATTCTACCACACAGGCTTCGCAGGGTCTGGCCAGTGCAGTATCTCAAATCGAATTCGCTAATTTACAAAAATCACTACAACAAACTACCATACAGACAAATTTGTCTGAGATTTCTGTGGAAAAGCCAATCAACACAGCCAACTTTATCAAACAAGGTGCAACGAATACATCTGTGGGTCAATTGACTACATCTGTGGTGCAGGGATTAATGAGTCAAACAGCAAAAAATGTCAATCAACCCAGTGCAGAAATATCAAATGCATTGGGGTTGGGCAAGTTTGGATTAAATGCACAGCAATTAGAATCGCAGGGTTTTATTAAACCGGCAGTAGCAGCCATGGTTAATAAAACCAATGATTTGGTGTCTACTTTATCTAGTCCCACAGTATGGACTGGCAAGATGGGCATACAAAGTATAGAAGATGTTTTAGAAAATGAAAAAATGCAAAACAGCATTCAAGAAAGCCTGATGACCAGTGCACAACAGCAATTGGAAAAAAATGGAACCATACAAAATCTAATCAACGAAAAAGAAGTGGCTGCTGTGATCAATACTGCTGCCAAGTACGGTACAAACACAGCAGTGAATTTAATCAAGGGACAGTTGGGAGGCGATTCTGCTGCTGTGATAAGTGGTTTTGCCAAATCCAGCGAATTTTCGGCCGCATTCGGAAAAATAGCCGAAAGCCCCAACAATGTGAATTCGGTCATTTCTGGACTGACCGGTAATGTCAGTAAAACAGCTGAGCAATTGAACTCGAACTTGACAAAAAACATTTCGTCTGGGGTCAATGATCTAGTGGGCGGGGTCAGTGGAAAATTATTAGGCACTGTCAGTGGTCTTTCCAGTGGGCTGGTCAACAAATTAACTGGGTCTCTGGGCGGTGGTATTGTGGGAGGTGTTGCTGGACAACTGACCGGTCAGGTGGCAAATAGGTTGATCGGTCAGGCAGCTACACAACTACAAGGCGGCATCGGTCAAATTACCGGCGGTATTACATCAGGGCTGGGATCGATCACCGGAGCAGTAACCGGTAAACTGGGAGAAATTACCAGCAGTATCAGCGGATCAATTTCCGGTGCATTCAATAACATTACCAGCGGATTTGCCAATCCTGGTCAATTGGCCAATCTTGATCTCGGAGATATCAATAATGTCACAGGAGCGATAGGCAATACCGGCGTATTGAGTTCAATCGGGGGGCAACTCAGCTCAGTGTTCAGCGGAATATCAAGTGAAGTATCCAAGCTCGGTGGTGCATTAAATAATTTTGGCGGAATCAGCATTATTGGCGCATTTGCTGGACTGGGCGGTGGCAATGCATTACAGGCTGGAGTCAAACAGGCCAAGGCAGTTTATAATACTGTGAATAGAAAATCTTTAGATGCTTCATTTAAAAACATTGTAGGGGATGACAAAGTACCAGGACCTGAATACACAAATTTCTAATAGGGTAAATACACTATGACTACTTTTATTGGTTTTAGTACCATCGACAAAAACAAAAAATTTACATTAGTTGACTTCGAACTTATTAAACGAGATCTATTAAATGCCCTTAATATTAGACAGGGGCAATTGCCAGGCAGGCCAGATTATGGTACTAAAATTTGGGATTTTGTATTTGAAAATCTAACACAGCCAGTAGAAGCTGTCATGATTGAGGAAATACAAAGAGTAACAGGAGGTGATCCTAGAATATATTTGCAATCAGTAAATCTTTACCCACAGGACAACGGTATACTGCTTGACATAGAAATCACAGTGGTCCCTAGCAATACTTCTGAAACACTGTCTATATTTTTTGATCAAATTCAGAGAAATGCCAGTTTTATATAAACCATGTAGATAATTAAAACGATAAATATCTTTTAACAAAGACAAACCATTATGGCACGAACTACAAGACAAACAGTGATTTTTGGAGTCGAGGATTGGAAAAGAATTTATCAGACTTTTCGAGAAGCTGACTTTCAAAGCTATGATTTTGAAACACTGAGAAAAAGTTTTGTAGATTATCTAAGACAATACTATCCTGAAACATTCAATGACTATATAGAAAGCAGTGAATTTATTGCTTTATTGGATGTAATTGCCTTCATGGGGCAAGCACTGGCATTCAGAAACGATTTAAATACCAGAGAAAATTATTTAGATACAGCAGAAAGACGAGACAGTGTGGTCAGACTGGCAAATTTAGTTGGTTACACCCCCAAACGAAACACTGCAGCACAGGGCTATCTCAAAGTTTTCAATGTACAAACTACTGAAAATGTAATTGATTTCAACGGTATTAACCTCAGCAATATCACAATAAATTGGAATGATCCCACCAATCTCAACTGGCGCGAACAATTTAATGCCATTATAAATGCAGCATTGGTAGACAGTCAAAAAATAGGCCGCCCCGGCAATAGACAAAACATAGTCAATGTATTAACTGACGAATACAGTATTAATCTAGTACCGGGATTTTTACCAATAGTGGGTTATAATTCCACTGTGGATGGTGTACAAATGCCATTTGAAGCGGTGAGTGTGACCAGTGCCGGAGAAGATTATATCTATGAAGTCAGTCCTTCACCCAATGCAGTCTTTAATATATTGTATCGCAATGACAGAATGGGATTTGAAAGTGCCAATACCGGCTTTTTCTTTTATTTTAAACAGGGTGTATTGACCAATCAAGATTTCAATCTGTCTGAACAAATCACTAACCAAACAGTCAATATTAATATTGAAGGAATTAATAACGAAGATAAATGGTTGTTTCAACTAGACGATGTGGGCAATACCACTGAAGAATGGCAATTTGTAGACAATGTGTTTGCTGGTGCAGTGGAACAACTTGATCCTGAACAAAGAAAACTGTTCAGTGTGACCAGTAGAGTCAACGATCAAATTACCTTGGTTTTTGGAGATGGTGTATTTAGTGCAATACCAGTGGGATTTTTTCGATGTTATGTTCGAGCCAGTAATGGACTGAGATATATTATCAATCCCGAAGAAATGCAAAGTGTTTCCATTCCTATAACTTATATCAGCAGAACAGGACAGACCGAAACCATTACCTTTACCTGCGGCATAACTCAACCAGTCAGCAATGCACAGCCCAGAGAATCCATTGCTGAAATTAAACAGCGTGCACCTGCGAGATATTATACACAGAATCGTATGGTAAACGGAGAAGACTACAATAATTTTCCGTTTACTTTGTACAACAGCATTATTAAAAGCAAAGCTGTAAATCGTGCCAGCATAGGAACCAGTAGATGGTTGGATTTAGTTGACAACACTGGCAAGTATTCCAGCACCAATAGTTTCGGCAGTGATGGTGCATTATGGGAAGACAATCAATTGCCCACATTCAGTTTTACTTGGTTGACACAAAATGACATAGCCAATGTGATCAATAATCAAATTGAACCCACGATTATCAGAGATGAGTTCACGCAGTTTTATTATGAAAATTTTCCAAGACCATCATTGACTTCGCTGAGTCTGACTTGGCAACAAAGTACCACTTTGTACAACGAGACCACTGGGTATTTCGTCGATGGCGCAGGAACACCTGTGCCAGTTGGTATTTCCAGTAGTACCAATACAAAATATATTGT